AAAATGTAAAGTTACAAGAGATCCTCTCGATAATCGGCAGTGAGGATCCCACAACTCTGATGTGTCTACTTGTGTTAATTGATGACTTCAAATCGACTGACTACTCCTTCGCTGAAGGAAGTTATAAACATACGCTGTTATATTCGTCCGTTGAAGGTGTTTTGTTACGTTCTTACCTAGCCTGGTACTTGAGCAGTTCTAAAGCTCAGCAGAAGTGTGTCTTGGAGATGGCTCTACGGATGGCAGACGTGGTATGCCCCAGATTGAAAAATAAGTGTCATAGGACTAAATTATTATGTATTCGGAATGTAGGTATTAATGGACTTAATGAAGAAGAACACAGTTCAGTTGTGAAATTCCTACACATGCTGAAGATTAACACACCAACTGATATCATTCTGACTCTGTGAGTCTATAGAATTTTGTAATCAACACCCTTATCATATAATTTTTAAATTTAAATCAATTTCAGATTATGGAAGAAATTAAAAGTCTTTTTGTAATCCGACGTTCGACAGCCTCCTTAGTAGGTCCGGAAAGTTTTGAGCGTTTGGTTGAAGGTCGGAAGGAGAGAAACCTTTCTGAAGTCTATGACTTTATCGGAGGTACCGATCTTAATGTGTACATGTTTGTTGACACCTTAGACGAGACTTATGAGCTGATCTCTGCTGCCGGTGATAGTGTGGTCGTCACGGTAGTTGAAGCTTATGATCCTGAAGACGGTGTAACTGTTCCTCATTTTGGAGCGTTAACTTATCTGATCAAACTTATTCCTGTAAGACATTCCTTCGAAGTGACAGCTGAACCTGTAGGATTTGAAATGTCTGCGGGTAAAGACATCTCCCCGTCTACAGGTCAAACTCATCTTGATAACGTGAACGAGTCTTTTTCACATGATGAAGTTAATAGACAGGATGAAGTTAATTGATCATATAAAAGAACCGGCCTTTATCGTACTGGGATACGATAGGAAAGATGAGGAGGAGATCTTCACATGTAAGAAAGCATTACGGAAAGCTTGCGCTCGTCGAGGCGCAGCTTATCAGTTGATATATCTTTTGTTGATTTTCGAAGGATGTAATCTGCATGATAAGTCGGCTAGTAAAGCGTACGAAGAAGCGTTCTTCGGGTACCAACATCATCAAGATTCTGGAGTTTCTATCGAAGAGAAAGCAGGATTTTTAAAAAAGTTCCTGATTAAGACTCTTCGACTTAATTCTTTTGATTCCGTCCTAGCAGAAAAAGGAAATAATGTTCTAGTGCTGTCATGGTTTTTCTGTTATATGGAGATATATTTCCAGCGTGGTGTCAAGTTTAAGAGAAATTTTTTCATGACAAAGCTAGGGTGGGGTGGCTTTGAACCAAAATCGGCTTTGGAGCGATTGTCGAATGGTGCTTCTAACCGGGATCTCATCAGGGATTTGGCTCAGATGAGATCCTCATATGTGTTTCAGAGTAGACTACGTTTTAAAACGGATGTCCTTTCAGCACTTGAGAAACTTCCGTCTAATGTAACTGTTTAACAACGTTTTAACTAAATTTATTTTATTTCATTCTGTCAATTTGATTAACTTGCCGTAAGGCATTAAATTTCATTTATTTATGAGTAATTCTCGAATCAGTCTTAGTACAAGTCAGATCGCCAACGCCACGATTGGCACAACGATCGCAATTGTTGTTTTATCTTTGATAGGCCTACACAGCGGAGTGAAAGGTCAAACTAACGGCAAAAAAGGTAACAAGTACCCGCCTGCCGGTAACACCGCAAGAACCGGTGTTCGAACCTATTAATGTTTAGGTTTTTAGCTGAAAGCGGGGCGTCCTCAACAGGCGCTCCGTTATTTCAGTTTACCGTACCCTGTTCTATCAGGTGCAATAGAAATGCCAGCTTATTTTTCATCAAAGGTCCGCACGTGTATGTTATAAGCTGTCTTTTCTTTTCAATTCCTGGTGTAACAATAAGTTCTAATTGGGTAAGAGTAGAGCCAGGAACCCAAGTCTGTATCACTATAAATCGGAGTAAGGAGGCTCCGGTCAAGACGTATGTTACTATTTTCTAAATCAGACTATCTGTTTTCTTCACGCGGGAGGCTTAAGGTCCATGGTGTATATATCACAGTCGGTAATGTGACTTATTACAGCTGTTTTGATCATATCAAAACTTCGAATTTATCAGAATTCTTTGGTGCTTCTGTTAAATATAAATTTCCTACATGTGTATGTACGGATATCATACATTCCGTCCCCGTTAGCGCCCTATTCGATGAAGTCACCGAGTTTGGTCGGCCTTCTCTTTCTCGATATTCTCTAATGATTAGAGATCCTAACTCTGAAAATTGGATGGGCCACACAGCAATTTGTTTACATACGCCTTTAAAAGATGTGTATGTAGATATCACTCCGCCATCTTCCAAATATAGGTTTTTTAAACACCAGAACGAGATAGCGGTTCGAAACGCCGACGCATTCCCGGAGTTGAATGCAAAACTGCACCGACTCAAAATTCAAGGGTATTTTGACGACTTACCATTTTAGCATTATATCGAGCAGTTCTCATGTACGGCTGAAATAATGTCGAACAGATCTCATACCTAATAAACAAATAAATTAAATCATAACTAAAATATATTCTTATGTCAGCAAGTAAATATGAAGCGAAAGCTGATAAAGCAGAATCCGCAGGTAATCTTCTACAAGATTTAGGATCTATGCTTTTGGTGGTTGCTATTGCGCTAGTACTCGTTTTCTATGTTAATAACTCGGATGGGAAAAATGACAGCTGGGTTATAGTATCATTAATTTTTATGGCTTTTGCCGCAGCCCCCCTTAACCAGTATCTTCTTAATAAATCGCCATCATGAACATTATAAACGCAAAAAATGATTATTGGGTCGAAGTGGCGGACACTGCATCCGAAGGGGTTGCTGTGATCTTCGCACTTGTCCTAGTCCTGTTTGTCGTATTTACAGACCTTAAGACTGTACCTTCCTTCGCTATGTTGTTGATGCTCATGTTAATTTTTTTCTTTTATCTCATAAATTTAACTGTTTTCCAATGAAAAAATTCTTTTTATTACAAGTAACTGATCCTACCATCCTCGATCATCAGTCGTTGAATGATAAGATCAAAAACTTTTCCGATGTAGCTGTTGCGGCAGTCGATCAAGAAATGATTAACTGTAGTCTTCTATCTCAAGATGCTGCGGGCAATCTTGTTTTTAACACATCTTCAATTGAACTTGCAGGATCTCATGGTTATGTTACCATCTCTGATGGTTCGTATCCCATATTTGAATTGGAGATAAGACCGGTCAGTGTCACGTACAATTCAAGCAATGCTTTCGGTAGTACTTCCGTCTCAACCGTAGGTGGTTCGGATGTTATAGGATGGCCTAATCCTGCTATAGGCCACCCCGCTATGGTTATTCCATATCTGACTTTACATGTTTTAGTTGGTGGAACTATTTTTTTGGGTTGTGATGACGACGATTTAAATTCCACTTTCGCGGCCTCAGTTAGCCCTGGTTTGTACATCATCTTACCCGCTACTCAGCATGTGAAATACGACAATGTCACAGTATCGGAGGTCACACTATCAACGGATTACGCGAACGATCTTAACGGTGGTCGGTTGTCATTCGGTTTGCCAGTTTCAACTGGTGGTATTTCCGATCCTGTCATGTTGCATCAACCTATCTTTGTTAATGGAGAAACCGAATGTCTAGATGAACGGTGTGCACCTCCAACCGCCCTTCCATACATTAAGACAACAGTGGATGAGGCTATTCCGGACTATCCATGCTGTTTCACTTGTGGTGAGATTGCCAAATATCTCGTGTTTAGACATGATGTAAACGCGGCGATATTACCAACTCTAGATCCTTTTAATCCCAGCTCTATCACATTTCAATCTATAATTGTTAAAAACCCATCTTAAATGTTTATACGAAGTCATAATGCGATACCAGATTTCGCCACCAGTCAAGGGCAGATATATTTGTATAACATGGAAAAACCGCTTCCAATTGGAATGGGACAGCCTAAAGGTGTGTTGACCATAGGAAAGCGTTCTGTTGACCTTTTCTCTGCCAACTCAGACATTATTATCCAAGCCAGAGATATGCTTGAAATGTTGCCAGAGTTACTCGTCGAAGTATTGGCTGTTGGTTTAAGTAGAAATAATACAACACCTCAGCCTTGGGATTTAGCCCGTAATGCGTTGTTCAATTTCGCATCACTTGATCACATTCACATCCCAGGCGTGAGTCGTTCATACAACCATATTTTTGTCGACGACATCAGTGTGAACGGCTTTCTCGCAGTTATCGGCCACCATCTTAGTGTTATACCAGGCTATATGCTCTCTGGTTGTATAAGCTTCAGAAAAGAGATTCGAGATAACAAGTGTCCTACTGTTATCGACTCTAATACTGTCGCTCAAATTTTAATTCCTTTAAAACTTAATTCTTATGTTTAATTTGAACTTTTCGCTATCGGACGTCAAGGAGTGGTTCAAAAGTGCGTGGACTAGCTATATCGCTAATCAAGCTTATGATTCCTCTGTTGTAGATCTGGAGCGTGATTACCAAGATATGAATCCCATCGAGGTCGCGGCAACTTACGGAAAGATGATTAAGATGGGTACTGAGTTAGTTGCAACTAGAGGCGCAGTGGCTCTAACTTACGGTGCTGATGAGATCACAACTATGTATGTAGTGGCCAGAAATCTCGGAGTTGATTTTGAAACCATCAGAGAATGGACGTCCGGCATTTCAGCGTCCTTACCTAAAACGATCGATAGCGGTGTCAAAAATACTCCCGTTGTACTAGACGAGGCAGTCGTTGTCGATGAACCTGCTTCTCAAACCGATATCCTGTATGATGTCAGACCCATTAGGAACACTGACCGTAGTAGATATGGCATCGAAAACACAGATCCATATAACACATCAGATGCTCCAGGAACTGCTCACACCTTAGATTATTCGAATTCTCGTGTGGTTGCCCGGAGCGCTTTCATGTCTTCTCCATCTTATGGAGTCCAAGTCGATGGTTTCAAAACCTTTTTGAAACGTCCGACTTTTAACACTGAGTTACTGGTTAGGACGATAGGTTCGTCGATGTTACGAACGTTCACCTCGACGATGTCCCTTCCTTTCTGGGTACATTTTAATATAATTTTGGGCATGGTCAGTAGACTGAATAGTAATTGTATTGAAGGCTTCAATAACTATGAAGTTTCATCCCGAAACGGCAATAGCAATTGTAGTAACCTTGAAAGACAGCAAGCTTTGTATTTAAAAAACTTATTTATTTACATCGTTAGTGGTGATTGTGACGGATTGCCAGCTGAATGGAGATCATCTATTCTTAATCAGATAAGTATAGCCCTCTACGTTGGCGCTATGGAGCGGGTAGGTGGGTTATTAAACAACGATTTTGCTGATGCTTTATCTTTCATTTCGGCGTATTTAGGATCAGGCGGTGACGTATCAATTGATGCAGAGGAGGTGTTGCGAGACTTAAATGAGACATTGTCCATCACGAATGTCGAGGCTCTCTTTGTTAACGTTAATCCTTTGAAACCCTATGAATGTACGAACAACTTTTGTGTTGACATCGCTTTGAAAAATATTAAACCTATTTAATATTCATCTTAAATTCATTTAATTTCATGGCAAAATTAAAAATCAAAACGTCAGCACCGGCGTCCAAGGTTGATCCGGCAAGACGTGACGTACTCGAAGGCCCTTCGTCTTCTATCACTAGTCCTGAGATAAGTCCCCAACTCAGGTATCTTGTTGCTCCCTTCATAGAAAGTAAGTTTCCAGAAGACTCTCGTGAAGCAGCTTATTCCGCACTATCTCAAATCATCTCTCAAGTTGATAAGTTAGGTGGTCCATTTTCTTTGAAGAAAAAATTATTGTCGCTACAGCCTACTAGTGTCCAGGCTCGAACAATTAGAAATATGATAACGTCTAAACTCTCGAATCCAGAGGTGTTTTCCGTAATCAATAGTCTTATGCAAGCAAACTCTGGGCCTACGTTTGAACAGTTGCAGCAGTTGAGACGACTGTTTAACATGTAGCTTTGAAATCGCAGAGCTTTGTTTCAATCCTACACTCTTTATCCACACTTTTCATTTTATTTTGTAAACAACAAAACATATCGTTATGACAAATTTTTTAACAGGTAAGCCAGTATTATCCTCAAAAGGGAAAACGAACTTCGGATTGAAATCTGGAGTTACAGACGATTTCGTATCGGATTCAGTTACTCTGAAGGACTCGGGTGGTCAAGCCACGATTACTAATCTCTTACATACCGGTGTCGAACTTAAAACATACGGCAACAATGAGTTTGGATTCGCGGATCGATTTTTTGTCGGATCTCGTTCATTCGATATGGTGTTCCCAAGTCTATGGTTGAACCTTCCAACTCCTTTATTTAACGAGATAAACCCTGCAGCTGCACTTGAAAACATAAAAATGACACTTGAATCAGTTATAGCAGGTGCTCCTAATGGCAATTCGAGCGGTATTCAAAGTGCCCTTATGATGACTATCATGGAGCAACTTGAACTGATGGCCAATCCAAGTGCGGACTTTCCGTACACTGAACATGTTTTATCTTCTTTGATGGTGACTATCAATGCTCATTTAACTGATCTTGGATTTGCGGGATCCACTATGGCTGCTGCGATGTCAGCGTTGACAACATCAGTACGGTTGGCAGTTGCTTCGAACAGTACAGTTGTTCAATCATTGACCGAATTACTAACTCAGGAGATAAAAGCGTATACAGACCCGTCTACACTAATGTCAGGGATTGGTTTGATCGCTGGGTCCCCTGCTGGGGCTAGCAGCGTCGCGGCGAGTTATGGAGATGTTTTGAACGTTATGAACACAGGGTTCGACATGGATACTACGTTCATGGATGTGCTGGCCATGTATAGTGTGCTTAATCTTGATGTTACGAAATCTAAAGAATATCTTATGGTCCCTCCCAACTATAAGATGTTATTTGGTGAGGATATCGAACTCATACCACAATTCACCAAGCGTGGTGAATGCACACTTCATGAGTTTTTCTTGGCGATTTATCAGTTTCTTAGCAGTAAGTTAAACGTAGACGCAACTTATATTCGGAGTTTTTTGCCTAATATTGAAATTGACCGTTCAATAGGGGTGGTCTCAGTCATGGAAGAACTTGAAGAATTGATGACGGCGATTGTCATGTACGGTCGTTATCAAATTTTAAATACTCTTTGTCAAGGTTCTGCGAATATATCTTTGCCTAATGCACTCGAAGCAATAATCTCCAACACCGGCCTAGAGGGGCTCAGACGAGCGATTTCTTTCGAGGTCATCGATGGTATATGTGGTGCTTATTCTGCAGTCAGCGCCGTGGGTGTCTTGTTACAAGAGTTCCTAAATCAGAATGCGCCTCTGAAACACGATCCATGGGTCCTGGCTCAGATTGAAACATTAGCAGGAGTTTTAGGAATATCATTGAGCGCTCCTGGAAAAGAGTTGTTGGTGAATGGAGTATTATCGCGTGTGCCGGAAGAGTTGATCCTTATCCCGGATGAAACCCGTTTCCTAGGTCATTGCGGAATGGTTTATTATAGCAGCGTCAACGTGTCTTCTGAAAGGAAGAAAACCATTCCGAAGTACCAAACGATACCAAATCTTATTGCTAGGATCTCCAATTTAGTAGGGCCGATGAAACGAGCGGCTATTAGCAACCCTGGTGTATATACAGTCGTCGAATCTATATCACAGAAGATTATTAACGAACTGCCTCTTAATGTGCCATATAACTTTGTGTTAGGTGATGATTTAGTTTATTCACCTAATGAGAAAGCTATAAGAGATTTCCGTCATGGAGACGTTTCTCACAGCGTAGTTGAAGAAAATCCTTCTGTCCCATGTGTGCCTGTCATGTTTGGTCCCTTTGTCACAGGTGGTCAATTCTTGTATGAGGTTGTTAGGGATGAAATGAAATTGTCAGCTTCTGAAAAGTTCTTTTCTCTGGGTTACGATGTTTTAAGTGGTTTTAGAGGTTCGGTGAGAGGAGAAAAGGCAAAATACTGTTATGAGTATTTGATCTCTCCTTCTGTCCTCGACATTTTGAACACCAATCCTAGGATATCTTTTAAACACTTAGGTTTACCACATGAGGTAGCTTCTTTGTTACTCAGCGCAGGTAGTAACAATAATATCCTCCCGAGAACATTCGCAGCCAGAGATCTTATTCAAAATACAATGTTCGATGTTTTGTCGGCAAATCTGTCACCTGTACAGATCTTGTCACGTCTTGAACAAATTCAAGGGATAGACATTTTTCCGGAGTTTGATAAAGCGGGTAATATCTTATCAGTACTGATAAAGCCGACAGAAGGGGGAGTGGGGATTCTGACGGTTAACAGCTTACCCAGAATCTTTACTCAATACAGCCACCCAATTTTGCAGGCATCAAGTACGTATGCGGTTGACGTCCTTGTGCTCACAACTCCCTTAGGTGTGTTCAGTCACGGTGATTTGTCATCTTTAAAAGAATTAACTTGCCCTAGTCTACTGCAACCGAAGAATCTGCCAGCATCAACAGAGCAAAGATATTATGCATCTGTGACGAAACAAGTTAGTATAGTTGACAAACATGTCGACGAGCAAGTTAGCATTGTTGATTTCTCAAGCAAAGGAAAGAACGCTGGTTCTGACAGCGCCGTGGCACAAAATGGTGGTGATCCTGTAATTAACTATTCTGCTCGGACCAAACCAGATTTCGAATCAGAGGAGAATTTCGAATCTGGAGGTTCATCAAAGTCCGATAAAGTTTCTGAATCTCGTGACAGCGACGACGTGGAAAACAATGATGGAGTCAGCGACAACCAGGGTACTAGTGCTGATTCTATTGACAGCGAGTCAAAATTCGATAAAAAATTTGACTTCGATGCTGAGTAAATTTCACAAGTCATCTGAACAATATAGGCGATTTTATTATGAACGAGGAACGGTGTCTGCGGAACACCGTTCCGACTTCATTCGCTTCTGTCAGCAAAGAGGTATCGATTTGCAGAAAGTTGATGAGTATTATCAAAACTCTCAAATCAACGCATCGCAATTTCAAGATCGGATCGTGATGGGGAACGAAGTCACCTGGGAGTCACTTGCGAGACAAGGGATATATCTTAATGATATTGATCTTGAACCTAAATTTCCACCTGACACAAGTGCTACGCACCAAAGAATGAATATGGTTCCTGAGCTGCAAAATAGTGGATTGCAAGTGGCGAGGGCGGTTTTGGATTGTGTTGAAAGCGGTTTGGATCAGCAGAAGGTTCAGATCCTTGAGAAACAGTCGAAAGTAATTGAGACTTTTGTCCCTATGAACCTTCTGATCAAACCAGCGCTTGAGTCGGGTACAGTTTTTGTCCCGGAGGCAGAATTGATTCGAGATAAATGCGACAGGTTAATGCATTTGGTGCCACACGCATTATATGCACTAGGTTTTAGACCCCTTAGAGACGAAACAGGCACTATAGATTGCCGATTTGGCAAGTTGAGAGGTGAACGGACCAGCTTATTTGACTCGATGATTTCAAATTTCGAAAATGAACAAAGATCGTCAGATCAACTTTTTGAAGCACCTGGAGTACCCATAACCAAACAGTCAGGTATGCCGTTTGTCTCTGGGACAAGTTTGGAATCGAAAGTGGTTAATTTCTGCTGTCATGTATCGATGGCCGATGCGCTGTTGAATAATTTTAATAATCCTCGTGAGTTATATGACGCTCTTTTGTATACGAATTCCAAAGCGCCTTTCATAATTGGAAGAAGGGATCAAAACAACCCAAAACAAAAGGCGACGATCATAACTTCTGTTGGGTTCGACATGCAAAATGACTTCAACGATTTTCTTTACACTGTCAGTTCGACCAAAGTTCGGACGATATACATGAGTCCGAAATGGTTGATAGGACCTAGTGTGAAGTTGGTGCATATGCTTGCGACCATGTTCAAAATGTCTCCATACAACGGCTATGGTTTTGATAGAGCGGAAGCGATTTTTCGAGAAACCAAAGGAAACACGAAGAAAAGTCACTTTATATCTTTGAATACAGATTACACATCGTTTGATCGAACTCAAAGTATATGGTTGCCATTTTATGTACTGTCATACTTTACTCCAGCATGTAATGAAAAAGCGTTTTTGCTCGCTCAAATCCATGGACGTACGATTTACAAACATGGTAGACAGATAGCTGTGGTCGAAAACGATCATCTGCCTTCAGGTGTCGCGCCCACTTCTATTAGTAACAGTCTTGTTAATTTAGCCATGGCTTTTCTGGGTTTTTGCAGTCAGAAGGGTTTAGATGTGTATGCACTCGGTGATGAACTTAACTCCCGCAAAAAAGACTTTGATTTTTTGGGTGTTCCGCGGTTTGACGAAAGATCTCTTTCTATCCTATACGGATATGTCAGAAGATTTGAGGAGCAGGTCAGGGTGATAACTCAAGGAGATGATCGTCTGTTTCTGTTCGATAGTAGTATTCGTGGTAACACGATCGAAAGCTTCATTGAAAGTGACAAGCACATGCCATTTATCGTTAAACATGAGGAACCCAGATTTGAGTGTACGTTTCTGAAAAGGAATGTAGGGTGGACTGAAAGGGAGTTCGGACCTTTTAAAAAAGATTCATTTTATTCGGTTCCTGATTTAGGTTCAGTAATTCCATCCCGGGTGTACGGAGAACGAACAAAGCAAGGTGTTGTTCCGGGAGGTCTGTCGCACATTTCATTTGTGTCGTCTTTCAAAGGGTTCAAAGGTGTGTCCGATCATGTTAGGAGGTATTCAGATTTATGTACTGATTACAGGTGCATAGGGGATGCGTCCTCCGATTGGCGGAACTACTTCGAAACGTTGTCGGAAGAAGACATCAACAGTGGACCTTTTTCTACTATGATAAATGAATATGCGACGAACGACATAGGTGCTATGTATGAGGTGATGAAAACCATGATTTTTTCTTCCAACACCCCTTCTTCTATAAAGGAAGTCTTGGACAAGAAATTTACTATGGGTTCAACACTTAATGGACCTTTGATAGTCAGAGCAAGAGACACTTTGATTAAGATGGCCATTAAGTCCAGACGCCAAGATCAGTTATCAGGAATGTCTATGATCGACAAGATGATAAATGATCTTTATACTGTAAGGAATAAGTTCTTAACCGAATCAAAACAAACATAAACAATTTTATATGAAAAGATTTAGTTCAATTCCCGTTTTAGATAACGTTGGTTATCGATCAGTAGTAAACGGCATGAGTATCTCATCATCTATCAGACGCGCAGCCCGGGGTGATGATGATGGTCAGCCAGAGGTATCGTGTGGAACATGCGATTTAACATTCGGCATAGATGTCTTTCGTGAGAAAGATGCTGAGCTTCTAGTTAGACCAATGGCTTACAATGACGATGGAACAGCACGCATTGTCAAGATGTCAGCAATTAGCTACAATGTTTGTGAATATTTTGACACCAAAGAAAATCCAATCGCCCAAGTCGTGCAACCTGGATTTCGGGTAACCCATTTCGTCGATGGTTTAAATCCAGACGGTCACCGAATCAGCTTGTTGCCCGCTGATAACATATTAATTAGTGGATTACTTCGTGTGTCTTCCATCCATGATGATGAGCAGGACTCTGGTGGTTGTATCGGAGTTTGCTGGAAGTTGTATTCATTCTGTATCAAACTTAGGTTTAAGGGAGGACCTGCCCCTGCCAACGTCGACGAAGGGTTGTCGCAAACGCTGCTCAACATATCTAGTGATTGCATTCGTGAGTACTCTATGCCCTTTATGGGGTCAACTCTTTTGATTCACTACTGTATAAATGAGGTACTTGAAACCCGCCCTGGTCTTGAGTCAATTCTAGACAGATACGGCTTGAAGGATCCTTATTGGCCATTCATCCTTGTAGGTTTTGGTATGGGCGTAGGCGTGCCTGAGTGCTCAGCAGATGATACGATCGGATCAAATTTCTTCAGACAAGATCAATCATGTGTGGTTGAAAGTAATATTGGGAAGTGCCACAGTATAGGGTTGAACGGTGCAGTGTACTGGTGTGCCACTGTGATGATACCACGTAACGGTAATGGGCCGGCAACTAGAGTTCTAGGGGTTGATGTCGTTGGTGTGTGTCAGACATCTTGCATTAGAATTGGTGAGATGCGAGGTTTCGCTGCTTGGAGAAGTGACGTATTCGGAGGTGGAGGGATGGACTTAGAAGAGCTCCATCTCATTCTGTCGAATGAACTAGCGACCACATATTCAAATTATGACTTCCTAGTCATAATGGATGATGTATATGATGATGTGTGTTCTGACCTAATTCCCGTGCACGTAATCGTACACAGTATGCCTGGTGAATGTTCGAAAGTAATATTCTCTACTTGGCGTCATAAGGGGCCTGCGGATTTCACAACGTACCATACACTTAATGACCCTGTCGGTGATTTGGATTTTTGTTTAACATTCTCGCTTGACACGGTTATTATGGAGCCTGTTTTTATAACAGTCGGAGATATAAGTGGCACCGCAGAAGTGAGGACTTCATTGACTAATTGTTCACATGGAGGCATTTTTGGCGCAATTACCTTCTTTAAAAAATTTAATTGAACAATGTTGGGCACACGATTTTGCCAG